CAAAACTAAATCTTGTTGGACTAATTTTGAGAGTGTTTGCGTTTCCGTTGTAGAAGTAGAACGTATCGTCGTTTGCTCCTACAGTTTCTTCTGCAGTTACATATGTATTACCATCAAGGTCTCTAATACCACCAAGTGAAGACCAAGAATTAGTTTGATCACTATATCCTTCATACTGTGTGGTTTGTGTATTATAACGAATAGCACCATTTTCTACCAATGATGATCCAGGTCTTGCTGCAGTATTTCCAGATGGAATAATTAGTGCAGTAACTGCATCAACTTTTGCTATTCTGTTTGCTGCTGGAGTCAGTAATAAATCATTAGTTCCAGTAGTGAATATATTATTATTTTCAATCTTTAAAATATCAGAAGAGTTAAAGATTCCTGTAGTCTTAAATGTTCCTGATGTATTAACGTCTCCAGTATCAGCAATGATTTCAATTTTTGCTAGAGCACCTTCAGTTGGAGGAAGAATAGATAATTTTTGACCTTTGATATTTACTGGACTGGTAAGACCAGTTGATTGTAAAAGTAAATTTCCAGGTGAAGTAATGGTATCTGTATTAACTTCATCCGATGCGGTAAATTTAACTGAAAAAACATCAGTTGAATTAACTGTTGTTAGATCTGCAGTTTCTGAAGTTAGAGAGATGGAATCCACATTTCCAGAACTGACATCCAAAGTAACATTGTTCGTAGAAACAATACTAGTAACTGTAATCTCTAGACCAGAACCGAATACTTTGGGGTTATTTGGATCTATTGTAATTTGAGCAGTAGTTGCATCAACGCCTCCCATGTTCGCATGTTGACTGCAATAATAATAAAGTGTTGGCGTGGCTTCCGTTGGTTGGATATCAGTATAGCTATTTTCGTAAACTACTTCTTCTCCATCATACTCAACACCCTTAATCAACACTGGTGTAGAACCAGATGCAGATGCAGGGTTATTCATTGTAATGGTATTACCATTAATTGATTCGACTACAGTTTCTGCGGAGAAATCTCCAGTATCACTAATTTCTCCACCTTCTCCCCTTTCAATGCTCATTCCAACTAAAATACCAGAAGCATCAGAAACTGTAAATGTATTGACACCTTCAGTAACTGTTACAGTTTGTTCGTAGGTATTCCAAATTCCTCGTGGATGGATTGAAAATCTGAATGGGTGACTACCAGCAGCAGAATAATCAAATCTATATGTATTTTTAACATACAGGGATAGATTTGGATATCTAGTGGGATTGCCATCACCAGTATCAATTGTGTAACGATTTACATTTTCAGTGGTGTCTACTTCTAGACCACCAATAGTATCACCACCAGAAATATTATCAGTTCCTCCAACAGAAAAAGTTACTAGTGTAATTTCGCCACCAGATTCAATGACTTCTTCGCAAACTGATGCAATTGTTGTTGCTGGACCACCAAAAGGATCTGGTCTACTAAAGTTGTAAGAATTGCCTGGAACAAAAGTTCCCGATGCAACTGTTGTTGTAAATGTTACTTTAATTAGACCTTCTAGATCTACAATATATTCAATAGGATTGGTTAGATCTAGATTGAAAACTGTCAATGAGTCATCAATACTATATCCTTCACCTTCTTCATTGACCGACACATTGGTTACGATACCAAGTTTATCAATAGTGAAAGCATATCCAATTCCAGATCCCCAGGGAGCATTAAAATTAAATGTAGCAGAACCATCAGCATTTCCATTACTAGAAACAATAATAGTTGTTGCATCAAGAACCTGACTTACAGTAATGTCTCCCGTAATAGGTGGTTCTAAACTACCAGCACCAGATACTTTTTGAACAATAAATCCTTCAAAAATTCCAGTTGTGTCAGCAACTGTTAGTTCGTTGGATTCATTAGTAACAGTTGCTGTGACACCAGTAACACTAGTTGGTAAAGTAAGAACATCATTTAATTGATAATTTTCATCACCATAATCAGTAATAGATGTCTCACTAAATCCCCCACTTGCTGCATCATATTCAATAGTTACAATAACATCAGCACCACTGCCACCTTGCAATCTTACATTTGAATAATTTGCTCCACCAGTTCCTCCAGCTGAGTCTGGTGCAGTATATCCAGATCCAGATGTAGTAGATCCTGAAAATGGAGAGACAGTAATATTAAATGTTCCTGCTTGTCCTGTTCCACCTACAACACTAATGTTTTCAAAATTACCTGGGTCGTAATCTTGACCTCCATCGGTAATTTCTAATCCTCCTGTATCAAGAACATTCTTTTGAAGAATAACATTTCTATAATACAAAGAAGATTCATTTTGTATCTGATGAAGTTTTTTGCCGTCTGATACAAATGCTAAAGTTTTTGTCCCAGGTCTAAAGATACCAACTGAAGTGTCATTAACAAAAGCCAGAGATGGTTCAGTTCTGGTTCCGTCACCTAACCTCAAAAGTCCTGTAGATAAATCACTTCCTCCTCCACCAATAGCAAACAAGTCGCTCGCAATTTGGTTGATAGTTTGTCTTTGCTTCTCAAATGTGTCTGATTTAGCTACGTTTCTAAGAATTGCCATTGCGTGCTATTTCTTTTAGGAGTTGTTTTATTTCAGATATTTCTTCCTTCAAAGTATTTATGTCACTTATAGCAGTGTGTAAAACTTTAGAAGGAGGTTTTTCATTGTTAATTATTGCCCCAGTATTGGGGTCTCTATATAAGTTTTCATGACCTTCAACTTTGATCATAGTGATGCTACTACTCTAATATCTTGAATCTTAGGAACGTATGAAGGATCATCCGATTCCATAATAATTTTGACACCAAATGAAGTAAATTCATCTAGATTATCAACTGTGTATCTAAACTCTTGATATGAAGATTGCTCTTCTTTTTGAGCAGAGATTGTGTTTTGTGGCGTAGCAAGTTTTAAGTTATCTGCATAACCATTTCCATTGAATAGCGCCCAGTCGATGTTTTCAAATGATTTTTGAACAGAAGTTGTTTTAGTTTTGTATGCAACTTTTAGATTTTTACTATCAGTTACATTAGCAGTAATAATCACATCAATTGCTGATGCTTGATTCCCCAAACTAATTTCTTTAGTAACATACTTAGCAACAGTAGAACTATTCTTAGCACCATTTTCAGGGACAAAATCGACACCATCGGAGAAAGACATCGATTTAACTTCAAAGAATTTCTCATTACCAGCAGATAGATTTGGCCATGAAACCAAATCACCAATTCTGAAGATATCAGCAAATTGCTCAGATGCAGTTTGCTGTCTAATGAATACTCCTGACTCATTACTACTGATGTAATCTAAATTAATTGGTTGCTTATCATTTTCAATTCTCAATGTCTGAGAGGGAACATCCCATAGAACTACAGTTCCAGAAATTAAATTGTCATAATTTTCTGTAGTATTTGATGGGTTAATCGCAGTGACTAGTTGACTGAAGTCAAAATCTGGCAACTCTCTGTTGAGACCAGCAGCACTAACTCTTGGTTGATATGGATATGTAGTTGTCTCTTCTCCAGTCGTTGGATCAACCGATGTAACGGGACCAAAATCTGATCCTTCTTGAGATTGATTTGAGAAGAATAGATTTTCATTAGCACGGAATAAATTGTTATTAGTGACTTTTACAAATATAGCATTGTTAATATTATCATATCTAACAATCTCACCTCTAGATCCAGAAGGATCTATTCCTAGAGATGAATTTCCAATACCTTCGATTGTTTGACCAATAAGGATTGCAACAGTAGCATCATTTTCATCAACGTTACCTTCAACAGTAAATCTGTATACGGGATAGAATTGCAATTCTTGATATCTCTTACCAAATCTGTCTTCTTTACCAGCTCCTTTTTCAATTCTGTTAGTAGATAATTTGATGGAAGATGTGTTAAGATCAACAATAGGTGAAAGATATGACTTAGTGGAAGACATTTCCAATCTATAAACAAGACTATTGCCAACTCCATTTAGTAAGGAGTTGATATCAGAAGTAACAACTTTTTGACTGATAAAGAACTGCTCTTCGTTTAAGAATGTTCTTTCAAAATTGGATACTGAATATGAAGTATAGTTCTGAGTATTAGAATCGATTGGAATAATATTGGTTGACTTGACAGAAGTATCGATATTTGTAGCTGGTGCTTGAATGTAAGCAAACTGTGCTAATAATCTTTCAAACTTTTTATTAGAAGCAATCAATGCAGAATCGCCTCCTCCAAAAATAGTATCTGCTGCTCTTCCAATGCCAGAAATATTAAAGGAGTCAATGCCAGCATTAGAAACTTTGAACAGAGTAGAGTTTAGAGTTCCTTGGGTAAATCCAGCAGTCGAATCTAGATTCTTGAAGAATACATATGATTTTTCATCTTCGAAACCATGGTTCTTATGAGAAACTTTAATGATATTATTATTTGCTTTGAAGAGAGTGGAAGTTGCATTAGCATTTGCGAACGCATAAGTCTCTAGAGGATCTACTGCCATTCTCTCATATCCAAGTGGTTTGTTTGTAACATCAACAGTAGCAGTATTTACGATATCAAATTCTGCACGATAGAGTGTAAACTTGATATCTTCAAATAAATCTTCTACCCAAGTTCCAGTATTCTGAGACTTATAAACAGAACCTAAGGATGGATTTGTAGTAACAGTAGTATTTGTTGCAATCTCCGTTTCACCTAACTTAGATGCCCAGATTAAATAATCTTGAGAATCTGTCTCTACAACCAAAGAATACTCTGTGTTATTCTGTAGGTAAACAGGATAATCAAATTCAAACCTCGAAGGAGTGGTCGATGCAACAACTCCAGATGTATCAACTGCAATACCCATTCGAACTGCAGGTTCTGTAATTTCAATTTCAGTATCAATGATTGCTCCTGCATTGCCCAGTCCACTTCCTCTAATTACAACTGAAGGTGGTTCTGTGTATCCTCTTCCAGGAAGAGTGATATTTGCATTATAAATTAGACCATCAGAAACTTGAACAGTTCCTGTTGCATTGCTGCCTCCAGGTAAACTTGGACTTTCAATAGTAATAGTTGCGGTGTCATAGTTAGCACCCGTATTAGTAATCTTGAGGGCGGAAAGAATACCAGCATCTTTTGCCAATCGCATAGACAGCTCAGTATTGTTAGCATTGTTAAATGTCACAATAGAAGCAACTGTAATCTCTTCATCAGGAACAAACGAAATGCCATTATTGTTTTCTAGAACAATTGTGTAAACTTGTTCATTAGTGAGAATAATTTCACCATCTTCCGAAACCGCCAATTCATTATTGTTTCTATCGAGAACTTTTAATATAGGACCAGATGCATTTGAAGAAACACCTATAATGTTTTCGCCTTTTAGAATAGTTACAGTTCCAGAGACATATGCTTTCAAATAAGTATATGGTTCAAGAACAACTTCAGTTCCAGGAATAACATTCTTTCCTGGTTTTTCAGAATCTACATCTGTTAGATATACGCGAAGAGGAATGGTATCGCTCTTCTTGGCAATGAACAGATCCACTCCAGTAGTAAATACTCCACCTTCAAAGTTTTCTACTTTAAATGTTTGTGCAAGTGGATTTGGTTTTTGTTCTTGCTCTGTATTATTAGAAATTAACTGAGTGCCTTCATTTGACTTGAAGTATGCTGGTTTTGTGGAAATAATAGTTCCAGGATTTTCTGGAAGGAGACCAGTTGCATAAAACTTAGTCTCAGCAAAACTTTCTACGACAGATTTATCTGCATTGACTTTACTTGAAGTAAATCTTAAAGTCTTTTCACCTGTAGTAATTCTAATCTCTTCTGCACTATCATCATAACTTACTGTTTCTACATCTCCAGTCCAGGCAGTTTTTTCTCTAGGTGGTTTGCCAGCAGGAATGAGAATTAAACCACTAGCATTACCGTTTTCATCTGTAATGATTGGAGAATTGAAAGTTGATAGTGAATTACCTGGAACTCCTGTGAACCTAATGTCAGGAATTGCCCATCTATTGACATTCTTACCCTCTAAGAATAAAAATACTTCTGTCTTTGGTTTTAATCTACGAACAGCAAATTTAACAGGGATACTACGAGCAAAGTATTGCAATGAATTTACAACAGACTTTCCTCTACTTGACTTAGTAGAAACTCCTTTCGCAATTTCATTATTAAGAGGACTGATGTTCGAAGAACTTGCTACAGATGCATCAATAACTTCGGATGCAGACTCTTCGCTGTTGGTTTTTGATAAAGAATTGATATTGAAGAATGATCTCTCTGCTCCAGACCACGTAACAATGAATGAATTGTAAAGGCTTGAGAAAGCATCTGTAACATCTGCTTTTGCAAGGAATGGAACAAACAAATTGGTGTTGTTATCAGTTACGAGTGGAGCAATAGATCTATCATACCAAGAATCTACGTTTGGACTAATGCCGAGATCACCTACGTATTGAAGAACAACAAATGGATTTGGATTAATAGTCTTGGTAGCAAAACTATTTCCTAGTAATCTGACATCATTAAATGGTAGCGAAATAACTCCATTGTTGTTAACGTAACCATCTACTTCTCTTTGGTCGTTTCTAGTATTAACTTCTTTTACTAGAAGACTTTCTTCATTAACTTGTGGTCTAAGAACAGACTGCTGAGTATCAATTGAACAGAGATGATCAATTGATTTGACATCTCCTTTATGAGTTTCAAAGTTATCTACATAGAATCCTGACTTAAATCTATCAAGACCAATATCGTCAGTGATTTGCATATTGAGTGCTTGCTGCTCCAATACACTCAATGATGTATAATACTCTAGTCTTTCAACACGACGATCTAATTTACCAATGTCTTTCATAGTGTAACGCTTATTCTCAACAGGAATAATCCTTACATCTCTATAACTATCGGTATACGCAGGAACGTAGAGATAGTATAGTGGAATAGCATCACTGATTTGCTCTGGTCTTGATGGATTTAATGATGAGTTTCCTTTTTTAACAACAAAGTTTCCATCTGTGTTTAAGTAAACACCATCGATTCTATCTAAGTATTGCTCTTTATTATACTTTACGGTCCAAGGAATATTTTCATCATCCGCAGGAGTGCTTGATGCAATACCACCAGTTCCTGTGAATGACAGATAATCATCCTGAGCAAGTAGAGACTTATCTAAGTAACCAGCAACAATATTAGAATTGTCAACCTTTGATCTAAAATCAATGACATTTTTGAGAGATACCAAACCATTTACACTTGAATTAAATGTTGGAATTTCTTCCTCACTTACACCAGCTTCATGTAAATATGAATCAATAGTGCAGAAATCACCTTGAGAATGTTCAAAGTAGTCAAAAGCAATTACTAACTGTCCTGTAGGAGCAGTTTGACCTGGCTTCAATACAATTCTTGAGATATCATAATGAGTATCTCTTTGACCATTATCAAACGTATATCTATTAGTTACATCAGTTCCAGAAACTAAGTTTCCTCCTGCATCAACACTTGGTGGAGAAGAAACAGAACCTTCATAAACATATCTAAGTTTGAAAACATCTGCATATGATGAAATCTGGATACTATCACCTTCATACTCTTGTCCAGTGAAAGGAACTACATTAGTTCCACTTGCTTGAACAATAATTCTCTTATTTTTAATTGCAGTTTTAAGTCTTGGTTTTGCTTTAGAAACTTCTAGAGTTGCAGTCAGTTTGAGAGTAGGGAAATTGACAGAAGGGAGAGTAATCGCAGGATCTCCTGGTTGAGGATTTGCTACTCTATCTTCCAATGCTTCTCTAATTGCATCAATATCTCCAAAATTATTTTCTGGGAAGTTTAGTGTAACACTGCCAGAAGTTAGTTCACTTTCAGACTGAACGATATTTACGTAAGAAGAATCGACGTATACAACATCTCCTGCTTTTAGTGGACCACCAAATAGATTCAAAGATCCATCAGTATTCAAAGCATGGTTTGCAATGCCTGGATCCAATACTGTGACTAAGAAATTCTCTTGGGAGAATTGTGAAAATCTTTGAGTTCCAAAAGGTAATTGTGCAGCGAATGTAAGATTTCCACTACCAGAAGATGCGGTAGTAATGAAATCTCTTCTGAACTTATATGTTAGTTTAGAATCTTCCGAAGAATCTAAAAGAGTTTTGATTTGCTTATCACCAGTTGGGAAAACCAAAGTTCCTTTTGGATTTTCAATTTTTGGTTTTTGAACAACTACACTTGCAGTAGATACATCATTCTGAAGAGATCTATCTAGATAAATTCTAGATCTCTTCACACCATCTGGTCTTGTTGCGTATTGGACAATATACTTATAAACATTTCCAGAATTATCAGAAAATTGAATTACATCTCCCTGAACTAATTGTCTGGTTGCATCACCGCCAAAACCATTACATTCAATAAACTTATAACCTTTAGTTCCAGAGAATGTAAAATCAGTTACAGGGGATGTGATTACATATTCAGATTTTTCTAGTTCTACATCAGCAGAAAACTTATTTCTGTTTCCTGAACCAAACTGAGAGTATACAGATTTTACATTTCTTGGAGAATATGTGTATACAGTATTTCTGAACAATACAGGAATAATTTTTGCTGTATTAATTGGAGTTTCTGAAAGTTCTACAACAGGTGGTTGAGAATAAACAGTGCTTACTGCATTTCTATCTTTTACATATATGCGATTGATTTGACCGCCACCACCAATAACAATATCAACTTGATTTCTGTTATAAACTACACCATCAATCGAAAGATCTACACCAGTTGTATAACTATCTCCTCTCTTAGGAACAACAAAATGGGAAAGTGTATTGTCGATTGCAATCCTAACAGTATCTCCAGTTTCTCCGATAATAGTTTCCCCTGGAATAAATTCTCCAGAGACCATTGTTACAAATAGTTTATTGATGGAAGAATATACAGCACTTGTTCCACCTTCGATAACTGCAACCGCTTTACTTACGGATCCATAGATGTATTTACCAGAACTCCAAGAATCTCCAATTAAAGTTTCTTCAACTAAAATTCTTGTAAAGAATTCTGGAGCAAAGTATGAAAGATCAAAGATAGAATTATACTTTTCAATTCCAGATGCTAATTTTCCTTTTGAAACAACCTTATCAACATCTGAATTGAATCCTAAACTTACATCTTTCAATGCAATATTCTTTGGTTTTGCAATACCGATAATAGGTGTAATAGTTTCATTGTAGTCTCTAACAGTGAATAGAGGGTCTACATTGTTTGCTACGTTAGTCTCACTAATAAACAACTCACGAATAAGTTGACTATCAGTTAAATCATAGTCTGTTAGGAAAACATCAAGTTCTCCTCTATTTCCTTTTACAGTTATCTCTAGATATGGAGTTATACCAGCACCATCAATTTCTGGTCTAAAACCTTGAGAAAGAGATAGAACATCTACAGATGAATACTCATTAACAGATCCAGCATCGGATCTTGTTTTGATAAACCACAATTTTGGAATGAGATTTTCAAAACCATCACCAAAATCGCCATAGTTAAAATCTGGATCTGAAATTTCGCAATAGATAGTTTTAATTCCATCAGTTACACTGTAACCAGATCCTCTTCTAGAAAGTGTCTGTTTTGGATCAGTTGATAGTTCAGTTCCATTTGATCCAATACTGCCATCATTAAATACCGAATTTAAATATAACGTTGGATATGCAGTCAGTTCAGATCCCTCTGCATTTAGAGGAACAGTTCCATAAACGTTGGTAATAAAGAATGAAGTTAGACCAGTAGTTTTGATAGTCTGGTTTTCTCTCTTTAAAGTATCTCTTGCTTTGTCGATTTCTAGATACTTGGTTTCTTTATTTACAACTTCATAACCTTTGATATATGCTTTTCCAGATCCAATGCTACCGATTAGTTTTGCCTTTGCTGAATTCTCCTTTAATCCATTAACTAATCCATTAGAATCTTTACTATAGAATCCGAGATTATCATTCTGCTGATAATACTCTCTAATTTGCAGTGGGAATTGATCAACAACATAATCGCCAGACTCATCAAATGTTTTTCTAGCAAGTGCTGCTTCTACTAGTGAAAAATCATTAGCTTTGATTTGTTTCTGAATAACTCCATTCTTAACAAGAAGTAGTTGAATGAAGTTTCTATCTGTTAGAGCAAAATAATCATATCTAACTAATTCAAGATCAATCTTTAGACGATGTGCTCCAGGTGCAGAGAAGTTAGAGAATCCTCTTGCATTATCATATAAAGATGAATCTTGCTCTGGAGTTACCAGACTTTCTGCAATTTTAAAACCAACTTTTGCAGAAGGTTTGTCATAATACTTATTAATAACCAGCAGTTGCTCGGAATTTCTTACAAAGTATCCATTAACAAAATAAATTCCTTCTTCAACTTTAACAGCTGAAGCATATCCCATAGCGGGACTATCTTCAAATGAGTCTGTATTGGTATCAGGATCCGTTACAGTGATAGTTGTAGGCAAAGAGACCCCATCAGTTCCAACAACTAACAGAGGAGAGTTGACGCCCCCTACAACCTCCAGTGTCTCACCTTGACGGAACCTTTCTTCATCACCAGATGCACCACTATCTAAGTAATTAACATAGATGGTATCAGACTCAGTATCTGAACCATACTCTGCTGCTACAACAGTAGCAACAACGCTAGAAGAAATACCAGAAACTTTAAGACCAACAAGAGTCTTAATATCATATTTTTGGTAAGTAATATTACCTTCATTATCAGAAACTGCTACCTCAGAAACAGATGATAACTTTACGTAATTAAGTCTGGTGTTGAGACCTACTTCTCCAGGCACAACAAGATCGCCTTGCTTGAAGACGTTCCTACCAAAATTTTCTAATTGGGTCTGCAGAACAGACTGGAGGGTTGTTAACTCTCTTGCCTGAACTGCATACCCTGGTCTAAATAAGACCTTATAGAAATTTTTCTGGGGATCAAAGTCTTCAAAGTAAGGCGATGCGTTTAAGTTAGTATTTTGAGGCATTGTATATTACTAACGTTCTAATTTCCTAACGTTATTTAGGAGATCAGAACTCAATTACTAACTTAATATCTTCAATTTGGTCAGCAGCACGAGTGATTAGTCTTCTGTTCTCGACATAGATGATATCACCAGAGTTCTGTTCGATTTCGGGGAATCCAAAACCGCTAGAGAAGGAAACGCCAAGAACTGAAACACCAGTAACAGTAGTATCTACACCACCAGCAGCGAGAGATGCGCTACCTTGAATATTAGCACTTCCAACTCCACCTTCAAATGGTCTTACAATACCATTGTCTGCATGGAGATCTGGTGCTTGGATATACTTAAGAACACCATCTGTTGTAGAACCAGAATCAAGAGTCCAGGAAACAACTGTTCCTCTTGCAGTTCCACCACCCTGAAGTGTTTGAGTGATTGTTTCGTCAGCAACGTAATCTGCGCTTGCTCCAGTAATCTTAACAGCATAGAGACCGTTTAGAGTATCTAGAACTGCAAAATCGGTTGTATTCCAGTTGTATGGATCTTTGATGATACCGATGCGACGGAAGTCGTTGTCAACGGGGAAGTCGCCAGAACCTTCAGCGTAGGTCAGACGGATGTTCGTCATGATACGCTTAGCATTGAGTTCTAGTTCGAAGTCAGAACCGTGACCACCCTGAGGAGCAAGAACAACTTCCAGAGCACCTGTTCCACCAACACCAGTGCGTGCAGTGGTTAGTGCTTGCTCAGCATAGAGACCATAAGGGCGACCAGCAACAGTTGCGCCATTATCAAGTGCAACAGAACCATAGGTGTAACCAGCGCCTCTATCTACAACCTCACATGATTCGATCAAACCACCAGTTACAACAATACGAACGACTGCTGGAGTTCCTGCCGCTTGACCATCTCCTAGAACAGGAGCATAGTGAATGCCGTTAGGTAGACCAGATCCACGATCTTCTACTAGAACAATATCGATAGAACCATCAACAGCAAGTGCTTCTGTGGCAGTTCTGGTTGCTTCACCTTCTAGGTTGATTGGCATGAAGTTGGTTGAGAGGAATCTCAAAACATCATCAGTTGGAATAGTATACATATACTTCCAAATGTAGTTCGCAGAACCTGAAACTAGAGGATCAGAAGCTTCAGTGAAGATTCCCGTTCCTGCGTTATAGGTTCCTTGACCTGCAGAAGGAGTTGTCTTTGGTTCGTATACTGGGCTGGGGTCAACCTGACCTGGGAATTGACCGTTGTAGAGACACTTAAAGACTTCGTAGTTTGAGTTAACTACGTAGAACTTTGCAGCGCCAAGAGATGATGCACCAGTTGTTGATTGCTTACCTACCTGACCTGTTGTGGTTGCAGAGTAGTCAGGCTTATACATATCGAAACGAGGCTCACTAGCGAGCAGGTTCCAATCGTAACGGGTAATAACACCACGAGCGAATTGATCTGTAATACGCTTAGCAGCGATGATTTCGTCGTAGATGTCAAACTTTTCGCCCTGGTTATCCAGAGGTGTTGGAGGAGTGTCCTCTGTTGCATAACGGTATACACCAGCGCGTGCTTCAGCGCCAGTATCTGCCGCTCCATTCCATCCCTCAATAACTGCATTTGGCAGTGGTGTTGAGTTTACAGAAGGAGTGACATCACTGAGGATCAGTGAATTGTCATAAACTTCTTCGATAGATGCTCTGAATGGAGAATTCGCGAATGTATATGATCCGTTAGTATCGGAAGAAACATATACAAACTGATTCTTTGCGAATGCTACAGTGTTTTGTGAATAGATTTCAAGGTAAGCGTCCCAGCGTTGAGGACGACCCACGAAGAAATACATTCTCGTCTTCTCGGGGCTATCGTCTGCGCCACCGACAGGCTCACTAAGAGATTCTAAAAACTGTTTAGCATTAAAAATTCTAAACTTATCTGAGATGATTGCAGCCATTGTTGTTTTTTCTCTGGGACGTTATTTATTATCTGATTTATTTATACGGTAATTATTTTCAGATCACTCTGGACCAGAAAATTGAATCATTTCATTGTTATTATTTAGAATGTTTGTTCCACTCTTTACGTATCCCGTAAAAGTGGTAGCAGTCTTTTCCGTATATTCAATCAGTTGCCTTGCTGAAGTGAAAATATGCCCACTAGAATAAAAATTACTAGTGTTTAAAACATTAATTACTGATGGGTTTTCCGCATCTACTGATATAGTTTGACCACCATCAGCGAAAGTTACTCCCATGAACATACCAGAAGGACCTACATTAAATTTTTCGCCAGCAAGAGTAAACGTAGAATTAGGTCTTTCTTCAAAATCTCTAATTGATAGTTGGGGGTATGCTCTTTGTATATCTTCGATTACATGGTCTCCTTCAAATTTAATTTTCTCAAAATCTTGTAGTGTGTATGTAGAATTACCACTAGTAAATGATTCAAAACCTGCTGGAGTTCGAGCAGAAAAATTTGTCACAAAGATAGTAGTCCCATCTCTTTTATGGACTTCATTATAATCTCCAGCTAATTGGATTTCTGCCATTTTATCGAGTCTTAATAGAGGTTTCTAGAACAACAAGTTCAGTATAGTAATCAAGGATACCAGTCTGACGTTGTAGCATGACATCTGCTACTTTTGCTTCTCCACCAATAATTGGTAGGTGAGAACCTACATTATATGTAGATGTAATAGATGGTGCAGATAGATCGACATTTGTCTCAATTGTTGTGAGAGTAATGATATTGCTCAGATCAAGTCTATTCTGAATCTGCTTAGGTCCATCTTCAGACTGACCACCCAGGACTCCACCATCAGCACCTCTTGCAAAATCTAGTAATACAGATGCTTGTGGAGCAAGAATCACTCTTGCTACTGTCTGTGTCTGCAGCGCATTCATGCTAGACTTAGCAGGTTGTGCCGCAACATAGATCTCGGAAGTTGAGATAGCAGAAACACTAGAGATTGCAGTTACAGTCTTAAATCCTTCAAACTTAGTAATTTCTGTTTGAAGTTGAATATCTAGATCAAGAGTAATTTGAGCACCAATCTGAGTGACTGTGGTAGTATCAGCTATAGTAACAATATTTGAATGTATACTCTCAACAGAAGCGACTACTTGTGTTACTTTACTGTCAGATGCTAACTGTGCCGTATCAGTCAGAACAGTTGTAGGAGGAATAATAGTAATCTGTTTAGTAACATCATAGTCAAACTCCAGATCAAGATCTAGATTTCTTGTAGACTGAATAAATCTATCATCACTTACTAAAACTCCAGATTCCGTCTCGACTGTATTGGTAATAACAACAAATCTTTCTGTAGACATGGAAACAGAAGATTGTGTTGGAGCAGCAATACTCTTAATACCAACACTAACAACTGGAATGATTTCAGGGGTAACAATCTGGAATTCATTCTCAATTTCAATGTATCTTTCATCAAGTGTTTTGATCTCTTGCTCCGAGATAATCTGTGAGTAGATCTCCGCAACCTGAGTAGATTGCATTGCAACACTACTTTCGGTGATAACAATAGTTGCAGGACCAACAGGTAGAACAGTAACAAATTCTGGTAGAGTTCTTAGATACTGACCACCAGGATGTGCTTGAGCGGTAGATCCGTCAATACCTCTAGTCAATTCTAAGAATCTATCAAGTAGAGTCTTCTCATACGAAACAATTTCTTTTCCGATCTGCAGTTTACCACTGCTTGGGAATAGAGATGTATTTAATACGTATGCTGTAGTTGCAGTTGGAGATAAAGGAGCATCTAAGAATGCACCAGTTACAGTATAAGCATCTTCTTGTGCATATACAATAGGTGCATTAATAGTCTTATTAATAATTGTAGTATGCTGATCTAACTCCATTTCTGGAGAAATATCTGTAATAATAGCAACAGGAGAATCTAGAATTACTGTGATTACTAATTCATTGATATTAAGTTCAGCTGCTCTTTGATCAATTGCTGTAGATGCTTCTCTCTTTGTATACTGGAAGAATTCTGCTCTCTTGAGTTCTGTTCCTGCTTCTCTAGCGGTAGTGTGAATCTCAGTTTCATAAATGGAGTCAGAATCAATCTGATCTCCAGCAAATCCGCCAAGAGCAATAATAGAAACAATTGACGAAACTGTTCCTTCTCCAGTTAACAAAATCTCTGTTTGAACAACAGCAAGAGACTGAATACTATTTTCAGTGTTTATTTTGAGAACAGAAAGAGAATTAATAACTCTTTGATGATTTCTCTTTACAACATATCCTCTAGTAACAACCGCTTTTGGTGGTTGAGTATATCCATATCCACCATCGATTAAAACTACATCTAATACTTGACCGTCTTTAGTGAGAACTTCTCCTCTCGCACCACCTCCATTTCCATCAACAGGAATAAACTTAACCTGGGGTGGAACGAAGTATTGATATGCTGTAGGTTGAAGTAGAATACCTGTATCGAAGAATAGTTTAAGATCTCTTTTATTCCATTCAAGATCACTGAATCCGAGAGAAGAAACTCTTCCCTCACCATCAATTTGAGTGGTAATGCTAAGACCTTCGCCTCTAACAAGTCCATTATAATTGGTGACATCTACCTTAGAGAAGTGTTCATACTTAGCAGTTTGACCCAAACCAAAGTTTCTGAGGTTTGCAGTAGATGGAACATACTCAATAGTTCTATATTCGGACTCACCATCAACTAAAATTTCATCTCCAGGTTGAATATCTAAAGTTGTTGTGTGAATATCATAATATGCTTTATCACCTAAATCAGAACCTCTAATCCATTCTGGTAAATCACGGACAAGTAGTCGTTTCCCTTCATCGTCAACTTTATATGAAATATCGATAGAGAATGCTCTTTCATTAACATTCAAAGAAATGAAATCCGAAAAATCTGATTTATCGGTTACATAAATTGATGTAACTCTATCATCATCTACAGTATCTGATAATGGGTTATATGAAAGATTTTCGAAATTGATATTTGCAGCGTTCAATAGAGTCATTTTAAAATCAGTTGCTACAACTCCTGATTTAAAGAATCCATTAGCTGCAGGACCAGTTTCTAGTTCTTTAAATGTAATTGCAGAAATCTTTCCTAGAATTTCTCTAGTTCCATCACTCTTGAGTGTGAATACAATTTTAGGGGTAGATGAATTGAATCCATACAATCTGCTCTGCCAATTCAAATATTCTGCGTTTGCAACGGGAGAATCGATAACTCGATTGATCTGGACTGTGATTTCATTAGTAAGACCAATTCTATCAAAGTCATAGAATGATAGAGTCTTGGGAACATCTCTACCATATAAAGAAATCAATCTTACTTCATTCTGAACAAATTCTCCAGTTTCAGGAACATATCTAGAAAGTCTGGAATTAAATGTGATGTTTGGACCATTTAGTCTATAAGAATTGGGATTCTGTAGAACTCCATCTACAAAGACTAAAACAAATCTATCATCAGTAACATTTTTTACAGTTCCATCCTCTTCACTAAAAATTAAGTATGGACCAACGCCACGATAAGGAATTAGTCTATTGTCAATTTTAAATCTATCATAACTACCAACACCATAACCAAAGAAACTTTCTCTTTGATCTAATTGAACAGGAACTGTATCAATATCATCTGCAAAATTTCTAGGTGCTTCTGAGAACACAATAGCATCTGGTTCTGCAGGATTTGACCTTCTGTCAATATAGTATGCGTTTCCAAGAGGAGTTGTTTCATTTACTTTTGCATCTTGCAAAATACCATTGATGAAAATTAGGAATTTTTCATTAGGATCTGCTTTTACAATACTTCCATCTTCCCAATATAGATCAAAAGAATTAGCAATACCATCAAACTTAGGTGAAATATCTTTTAATTTTCTTAGATACCTTGAGTTATATACATCATCCTTAAATCTAAAAGCTTTACATACAAACTTGGCAGCATCAGTTTCATATGTATCGTCTAGATTTTCGCCAGTTTTAGGGAACAATGGTCCAATAGGAGCTTCACTGAATGTAATTCTAGATCCGCTTACTTTAAATGATTTTCCAGGTTCCTGAGCAACTCCATTAATAGTAATGAATAGTTCTTGCTCATTGTAAGGAGAATATGGAAGATTGTTTGATTTGTCTAATAATGTAAATGTCTTTCTTCCAAGAACGTTACCGTTACCAATTGCACCCTCCAATAGATCATATGCAGGAGAATCGATTTCAAGAACTTCGAGAGTAATATATGATGCTGCGTTTTCATAGAAAGTAATTCGATCACCAACTTCAAAACCTGATGTGATTTGAGTGATGTCAGGTTCATTTGATAAAATAAATGCACCAAACGTTGCAAGAGAGGCATCAGCAGCAGGTGCTTCAGTAGAAAATTCTCCGAAGTTAAACTGATAACCAATTTCCATTCTTTGGATTTTGGTAAGATCAAAGACACCAGATCCAGTAGTTACATATTCATCATTTGAGAAAATGTTATAGTTATCATTACTGTCCCAAGATTGAGCAGGAGACCCTACACCAACAAAAGGTGCAATAGCAGGTTGGTTGTCACTGTTACTGATCATCTTAAATTTGATCCAGTGAGCAAATTCACCAGAGGTCACTACAGATGCACTACCCCAAGAAGTATAAGCTGCTTTAACTTCAGTATCACTACCTTCTTTGGTGGTTGCTCTAATAGAACCTACATAATCTTCCTTGGAAGCGTAACGACCATTAAATGGTTCTGCCAGAATCAACTGTCTAGAAATAATACCTTCAGTATCATATTCATCAATAGAAATAGAACCAGATCCTCTACGCAGATTTGTAGAAGCTACGCTAACAAAAGAGTTAGTAATCTTTGTGCTCTTTCTCTCAACCGTAACAGTTTTGGGAGCAAGTTCAATGTAACTAATAGATGTTGTTGGAGTTTGAACAGTAGGCATAGTTGCTTCCTGCTCAGAATCAATTAGAACCTCACCAAATAGTTGGAAACCAGCAGGGTGAGTAGTTTGCTTAATTAAATCTCTCCATACATCAATTGGAGTTCTAGATTGAATTACATACGAGAAATCTTGATAATAATAAGAATCAGTTATTTTCTGATATCTACTACCAACTTTTCCCTTATCTGAAGTATATCTTCCAAGATTATCATAGTATGATTTGACTTCGGGTTCAAACTCAGTGAATAATACTTCACTTACTTCCACAAATCTACTGGGATCTTTTACAGATCTTAAAGGTAAATTGAGATCAATTACTCCTTTAATTTTAGAAAGTCTAAGAATATTAGAACCTACTCTCCATCCTTTATCAGATACTACTGCAGTAAAAATTACATTCAATCCAGATCTTTGCTCCAGTCTTTCACCTTTGAAAAACTTAAAGTTACTATCTTTTACTACCAATGCATAATGAGATCTATATGAAGAGAGTAAAGATTTATCAGTGTGGAAAGAACCTCCATTGTTAATGATAGAGATATCTTTAGGAACACCAATAGTAGATGATTTGAAAAATCCTTTTACTGCAGATTCATAAATTTCGATTGTTGGTGGATATGTATAACCAGATCCACGCTTTACAATCACAATATTGGAAATAATCCCATTTTGATAAGAAACTTCAAATTCTGCTCCTACTCCATCTCCGTTAGTAACAATTGCTTTCGGTTTCACATAATTTTTTCCAGGATTATCAATAATCACAGATTCAATCTGTCCAGTTAATGTATCAATAGTTGATCGTAATACAGCAGCATTATCATTACTTACAAAACATCCACTAAGGATTGGTAGTCTCTTATAACCAGATCCTAAATTGTTTACTGTAGTCGAGTAGATTTTACCTGTGGCAAATGGAGAATTGGTAGTATATGCAATTTGTCCCGTTCCTATGTAATCGGGAGTTTCAGATATTTCATACGCAAATTTCTTTGGTGTTGCAAAAACAACTTTCTTCGGACCTGCTAGTGGGTCGTCAATTACTTTTAATGCTGCATTATCAGTATTGACATCACTAGACGCCTTAATGAAATAGTAATAAGTATCGAAGTTTACTGGGAATCTTCTTTGTGGAGAACCCACAATATTTGGTCCAAATCCTAAAGTAATAGCAACATATGAACCAACATTTCCTGGTTGAATGCCACTAACTTCTTTTTCTTCTGTAAAGATACTTCCAGTTCTGCTAGCAGAAAAATCTAAGAAGATACCTTGCATAGAGAAGTGACTGGTATCAAATTTATAACGATAGTATTTTTGAATTCTAATATCTTGATTGATACCATATGAAGCAAAACTTTGATCTTTAGAGAACTCTAGTTTATTTTCTCCCTCATTTACAGCGGAAATAGAAATAGATTTTCTAGGAGAACTATTATCTTGGAAAATTGTGCTATTTGTTACTTCTCTTGGGTTTGTTGCCCCATAGTTATATGCAAGAGTGACTGCCTGTGTCTCTTCATTGTAATCAATAACATATGGATCATTTAAACCAGTGCCAAGAGGTCTAGAGTTATTATCGAAACGATAAACTCCGTTATACAAAGATACATTTGCATTATTAAAGTGATCTCTAGCAATACTTCCTTCCTGAGCTCTATCAACGGTCACAACTCTGTCATTAGAGTTGATAGATACCACTTTTACAATTTCACTATCAACCTGAAGAAGATCATTCTCGGAAAGTTTATTTACCTGTCTTAACTTTAATTCTGTATTCTGTAAAGAGAATCCTACATGATCAACATTTAGTGCTAATCTTTGAGTTGAAACTTCTAGAGGATTTCTAAGTAAAGACGAGTCGGCAACAGTTAAGATATCTCCTTTAATATAATCAGAACCTTTTGTTGTAATAGAAACTACAGAAACACTACCATATCCTGTTCCAGTAAAGTCACTAACAACAATTGTTGCTCTAGCATTATTTGGATCTCCTGGAGATCCAATACCATTTCTTACTTTACTTTGATCAAAGAAAATCAACTCAACGTCATTGTATGTGTTTGATGTATATCCTAGTCCACCATTTAATAGATCAACACGACCAACACCAGTGTCGTTCAATATACTAACAAATGATGGTTTTTTTAATGTGGCAGTCTGATAGAATCTCTTTCTAACATAATAAGTGGTGGTAGTTTGAGATACATCTGGAATAATATCGATATTTACTTCACTACCAACACCAACATCATGGGTTTCATCAGTTTCTAGAAGCGCAATGTTATTCTTTACAGAGAATGGAATAAGACCTTTGCTTAAAGTTGTATATGTAACAACTTGCAATCCTACATCATCTCCTAAGGTGGTGCTCTGTAAAAAGTAGTTTTTTCTAGAGGACTCTGGAACAGCAAATTCTCCAGTTAAAACTTCGACCTTAATAGAGTTTTGATTTGTTGTAGATTCTAAAATATTTCCAGTAGCAAGAATTTCTTCATCGCCATCTGTCAGTAATAGTGTAGATCCTTTAGTAAAGACGCCATTATCACTGATGATAATATTAATGATGTTACTAGAAGAATCGAGAACTTCACCATCCTTATATGTTCCTGAAACTTGATCAATGACAAATTCATTTCTGTTTGATACGTTTCCTATGACTCTTCCAGTAAAATCTGAATTTGCTTGAGCAATGACATCGTTTTCGAACAAATATGTAGATGAAATTAACTTAACCAGTGAAACTCCAAAAGTATTGGAATTATCAAGAGATGCAGATGTTAATGAAGAGACTTGTTTTCCTGTGACTTCAGTAACGATTGCACCTGCACCAGAACCTTCGGAACCAATGTCCGAAACAACAAAAGAGTTGCCAATTTTGAATGTATTAGGAGAATCAACAATATCTAAAGATGATACAGATCCAGAAGAGGTTCTGTCAATTCTAAGAACAGTGTTATCGCCGTTGTTGAGAATATCATTAGTTCTCAATCTTCTTGCAGATTTAGGGATATCATCTTGTGAAAGATCTGCATTATAATTTGAATCTACTGGCAACGAATAGAAATTTTTACCTAAAATATATGGGAATGCTGGATCGCCACTGCTGTCGATAGTAATAAAATACGCATAAACACCTTCTGGATATTCTGGTGTTACACAGAATCTTCCATTATTTTCATCTAATTCTAATTTACCAGTCTGAGTGCTAGGTCTCCACTCATAATCTTCAATAAAAGAACCTAGTGGAAACTCATTGGTATCAGGACCTCCAATTCTATTTGTTTTCAAATAATACGCAGATGAAATCCTGGAAATATTACTAGAAGCATCTAGTGGGTCGCTAAATCCATATGGACCATAGATGGGATTGCCATCATATGCATAAGCTAATACTGGAGAATGATTTGTGCCATTATCTCCAAGTTCATTTCTAAGTTCTACTGGATTAGCACAAATACCATATCCAAATCCCTTTACGGGATTATAATTTGGAAATACGTATCCATTTGATGCATCTAGATTCGTTTGTAGATTGTAATATCTGTCTTTAGTCCATGTTGTAATTTCAGCAGTTGCAGTTGCTGCATCTCCCACAGGAAGGATATCAACAATAACTTCTCCTCTAGTGTAGAACTTTCCTTCATCTACAACTTCAAATCCTACAACTTTACCATTTTCAAGGATGGTATTGTATTCTGCAAATCTTCCTCTTCCTAGTCTGTCTACAATTCTTACAGTAGGTGGAGTAGAATAATACTCACCCTGATCTACTACAACGATACTTGTAATTCTTCCAAAAGTAACAATTGCAGATGCTCTTGCTCCTCTACCAGAAGTAATAATTACTGTGGGATTTTCGGAATAAGAAACTGGATCCAGTAACTCAATACTATCTACTGTCTCGCCAGAAAGTTTTGCTCTTGCCTTGCCAGGGATATTATTAATGAGCACATTTGGTGCATCTAGATATCCAGATCCCTTATCCGTAATGTTAAATCTTTCAATAGGACCAAATGTAATTTGATCAAAGTCTTTGTTACTGAGTGCAAGAGTTCCATCTACAAAAATACCAACATCTCTTTGTGAAGTTTGATATGATTCGGTAATGGTTTGTGGATTCTTTCTGATTAGTCTCAGAACCTTCTGATCACTCAAAGATGCTTGAGTTGTTGCAGAGAGAATGTTTCTGCTTGGATATGAAGATGAGCAAATATAATAATAGTTACTATCCTCAAAAATTGCAGATACATCAGCATTCAGCTCATTAATTTGACTATTGATAATTGCACTATTGCTTGATGCTTTCGAATTTCCAATGATCCATCTAGTAGAATTTGAATCTAAATCCGTTATAATAGGATCTCTAGTTACAAATCCAGGATCGGAAACCTCAACAAAATCTCCTTCTTCAGAGTATGGAGACTCTACAGTAGGATTGAGATTATATAAAACACCAAGGACAAGAAGTTTTACATTTTCACATGTTACAGTTGAATAACTATAGACATTAAGTCCTTTACTGTATACTTGACTACCTTGTCTAGACTCGATTAAAAATTGATTTACATTTTTTTCATTATATTGGAATTCTTCGGAACCAATTAGAAATCTACCTCTAGAATTAAATCCTTGGGTTGAAAATACGTTTACTCTATTCCCTGCACCCAATCCTGGAGTGAAAGTCTCAGTTAACTTAGTTTTTGCAGATACAGTAAAGAAATTATTGACTGTTGCTGTGTCAAGACTAATTTGATACAATTGCTCGCCGTCAACAGATCCAGCGGCAAAAACATTATCTACGATTGCTGATGCATATCCAACAGAAGAATTGAACGGATCTAAAGATTGAATAATCTCCTTTCCAACTAAAGATGTTGGATCTCCAGATAAAACTTTTACTTTAAGCGAATACGAAGTAACCCAATCTGAAGTTGAAGACTTAAACGTAAAGTCTTTTGGTTTTATTACCTCTGGTTTTTCTGTAGAAATCAGGGTATTGAAGATAAACTTAATAGATCTATCAGTTCCCTTTGCACGGTAGAAACTAGAAATATTCTTAATTAGAGTTCTCTTGTCAACTCCCGATTTAAGATACTTTTCTGGGAATGATGCAAGATAGTCAGACTCAAAGTTCTTTACAATAGCATAAAGGAATAAATTACTAATGTTTTGAACATTATCACCCTGAATGTGACTTTCTGCTAAAGTAGTTACAAAATTACTCTTGTTATAAAGATCGCCTAGATTAGTATTTCCACTAACACCACGAGTAACTTCCAGGAATTCTGTTAGTGTTCTCTCTTTATAGAATAAAATTTCATTACCAATTTTAATGTAACCATTCTCTTCAGGGAAAGAAGTTGCATCTTCAACAACAATTGTCGTGTCACTCGTAGACACGTTAGATGCTAATTTTGTGTTTTCCTTTAGAAGATTCTTCTCATAAAAATCGATATCACGATATTTCGTGATATTCTGAATCACATCGAGAGGTTGTCCCCTTAGTTCTAACTGCTCATAATACTTCTCAATAATTTTTGAGAAATTCTCATAATCAGAAGAAATGAACTCAGGTAATTGGGTCTCAATTAGAGTAGATATTCTCCTAGTCTCTGCCATTTAAGATTACTCTGTGTAAATCGTGAATGAACTCTTTGGAATATCCACATCGAGATATACTTCCCTTGTAGCACGAATATCATTACTTAAAGGAACAGTTCTGATCTCAATTCTATTATCAAAGAAACTTCCTTCGATAATTGTGAGATCATATAATCTAATCTCGCCCTTCGTATAATCGACTGTTCCAACAGAGTCGTTTAGAACAATCTTTTCGCCAGTTATAGAGTCTATTCTATATAGGACGATTTTACCAAACCTATCTTCAAGATAGACTGTATATAAAGGATATTCACTAACTTTGAAACCTGTAGATTGGACAATTACGTCTTCATCACATGTGTTCTTAAATTCATTCTGGAAACAAATTTCGTAGAAGAACTTACTGTTAATTGCAGGGTAGAAATCTTTTCTCATTTTAACAGTGGTGAGATTACTGTTGATACTGCGATCAGCATCATCAATAACACCTACAAACTTAGAAAATCTGAACTTACCATTGAATTTTTCAGTGTCAGATCCTTGAATATAATTCTCTAGTGAGGCAATGACTTTGGATTTGATTTGATCCTTAGTCTGATTAGTCTTACTCTTACTATAATAAATTGATGAATTCATCTCAACATACAAAACAGATGCATCAATTACATCAGGAGTGATCGACGCAACCATGTATGGTTTCAGTCCTTCTATAATCTGCTTCTTAGTGACTGAACTCAAACGTGGTGCTGTTGATGGTTTAACAACAATCTTAACTTTACCATACTCAGGGGGATCATCTTCCTCTCCGCCAAAAGTAATGATGTCTGCAATCGCAGGATAAATCTCCCTTACAATTGCTGCATAATCTGCTGCAGTAACGGCACGATTCTGTGTTCCATAGAACTTAGGAGCATTGAACTTGATCTTCTTAACAGATTCAATCTCAGTGCCACCAGATGCCGCTTCAACAAGGTCTGCAGCTGCACTATATGAAATACTATAGTTATAGTTCGAACTGCCTTGTGGGTCCTCTAAGACGCCATTGAAGGTAAATGCTTTTGAACCATTGGCATCAGGTCCATTCGTAGACAAATACGTAATTTCTACTAGGTTACCAGACTCTAACTTCCTGCCAAGGATACCATCACCAAAAAAGATCTCATACTGTTCATCTTCAATCTCTTCAACATAATAAACATTACTTGATCCATCGATGTCTAAAATACTTTCAGCACGAGCATAAACTTCTCCTACTGTGCTCTGTGCTGATGGGAAAATACGGACTCTAAGCGTCGAAAGGTCTGCAGAGGGGTTCTTAATCACAAAACGAGTTGAACTGGTTGCATTGACCGTATAGGTGTCAGTAATGAAGTTTCCTTCGTAGATAGGAACCTCAATGAACTGAGCAGTGCCATTTACTACAGATGCTTTGATATCTTCTACTGCAACAAAGTTGTAAACATCATTATCATAAGTTGCGTTGAAACCTGTTCCTCTCTTTAGAATGATTTCATTAGGTGCATTATTAGGAAAAACTACATCAAAGTTTAAAACTGCCTTTGGTGCAATTGCTGACTTAGGTGTATAACCTAATTGCTTTGCTAATGCTACTACATTGTCTCTCAGCGTCGCGCTTCCTAAAAATGTCTCATTCACCACCATATTAGTGTTGAATGCCGTGTAATACGTATTATACGCTAATACATCTAGAAGATTGCTCCATACAGAACCTTCAAAATCAAAATCAGTAAAATCCGACTGCGATCTCAAATATTCTTTGAGCGCAATCTTGATTTCAGAAAAGTCTAGGTTTGATAGTTGAACGTATGGCATTATCGAGTTCTCTCTAGGAAGAATTCTATGGCGACAGGAAAGTCTTCTCTACCAATAATCTCAAATTCTAATGCAACGTCAAAACCATTACTTTCAAAATTAGCATCAACGTCAATACTAGTAATAGAAATCCTAGGTTCGTAACGCTTCAATGTTTCACGAATATTAGTTGCAATTTCGCCCGCAGTTACTACATCTAGTGTCTCAAATAGTAATCGACGAAGATTTGACCCTAATTGTGGTTGAAATGGTCTCTCACCTTTAGAAGTAAGTAGCAAATTTACCACTGCCTGTTTAATGGCAGCATCATCCTTCTTGACAATTAAATCGCCTGTGACAGGATGGGGTTTGAATGTAATATTCAAATCCTTAAACGTTTGGAAATTTGCCACACTGTTAGCAGAGTTTATCTTATCTATTTATAGTTACTCATGCCATCTCTCTACAAAATCATCAAACCCATTAGGTCCACCACAAGGACGACTCATACGATCCTCAGGGGTTGTTGAATACTTATTCTTCGCATGTTTCTTCAACCAATAGTCACTCTTAGGATCTGTAATGAGTGTCATTCCAGATTTTTCAAATTCTTTACTTTTGTCTACTGGTGAGTTTGCCATTTACTACTCTCCTATACATTTCTTCGGACCAATAATTATAATAATCGGTCTGATGCAAAGATTCCCTTGCCTTCTCTAATTTAGCACGTTTTTGAATCAATAATAAATTATGTTCATGAAAGTTTGTTTGAACACCATTGATATGCGTTGCTTCATCCTTATGATCATCCAAAACAATATATTCCGTCTGACTCATATTCAATTCCGCAACTTTTTGCATCAGAGCACATTCAGAGATGTTATCTTCTACAATGTAGATAATTACATCCGCGTCAGGCACTGAATTCAGAGTCACACGCCGCAAGGCACGCTCCTCTATATGCACAGACGCAGAAAAAGCGTAGGGACACACGGCATGACCGCCCAGTTCCCCACGCTTCTGTGAAATATGCTTAATCCATTCTCTAACTTTACTTACCTTGTCCACGATACGGTTTACGTGCGTTGTTTCTAGATGTGGCAGCATACTTCGTGTGTTGCCCATTACCCTGACGAGTCAGTTTGGGTTTGGACTCGATCATCTTGCCATTAGTCAGTGAGGGACGCTTTGCCATGTGCTCTCCTTTATGTGAACTCTCATATTATAGCATATTATGAGGCAAAAACTCTCGCTTCGCTCGCTTTTGCAATGGTAATGTTCGTTGATGAGTTCAACACATCACCCTGCTTGCCAATTGACTGCTTCCCAATCTTTACAGTGCTCTGTGCCTTTAAAGTCCTTGGACTCTGGCATGGATCACCATTTGGTGTTGTCCCTGGTGCTGGTCTGAAACTATCTGTGTTCTTCACAATTAACTTCTTACCAGCATATACTTTAACAACCCCTCCACCACCTACTGAAGGTCGCCCTAAGACAAGTGGTGGCGTATTACATGATCCCTTTCCACCTGAGTCTGTTGATGTAATGTCAGCAACTGGTTTACCTGCCATTTGACCTCTTGTAACTGTATATACGTGTCATTTAGAAAATCTACCAGTGTCTCATGTTCCTCTGCCCCAGGACGGCAATACATCATGGTCGCTGGTTCCTCACAATCCCTCAGTCGCTTCTCCAAGGAATTCAACTGTGCTATCAACTCTTGCTCCATTTTTAAAACTTTCTCTATAATTTACACCGTATGCATTGAAAGCACTCGAAATATCTAATTCAGGTGCTGCGTCAGCAGCAGTATAATAGTCCATCGCAGCATCTTCAATTGCATCGGCAAACTCGTTGAACTCGTCAAACCTCTGCTCTTTAATAGTGCCGTCCTTTGTCTTGTAAGTAATCTTATGGTTTTCCATATTAGTCGTCTTTGAATAATCCAAATACTGCAGTTAATACTGAGTGAAATACAACATATAAGAAGAACTTAGAATCTTGGTCCCTGTCCTTCCTTCTCTTCGCAGGTGCTTGTGCCATTGTTACCTCAGGAATTTTTTTATATATCGCCCTACAGCATCATTTAAATTCTCTCTCATGATATTCACAGTCTCTATGAGACATATCGTAATATAACTAATTTCCTCTCGGAATGTGGTCGAGGTTTTCATGGCGAAATTTTCTGGGCGATTTTTTTGTATATGGGGGACCCGTAATAT